CCGTCATCGCAGCAGAGGGTGTACGAGATGCAGGGAGAGTACAGATAACTGTTTTTTCTCCTGCAGCTAAATCTACTAAATTGTCTGAGTTAGATGATGAGATAACTGTCGTTCTTGATAATGTATCAGGTGAAGCATCGGTAACTGTACCAATACCTACTTCAAATTGTGTGCCTGCAAAGATAGCATAAAAGGTTGTCTTACCTGTGCCAATACCAGCAACAAAAGTTTCAAAACCTTCTACTGCCCCTGCTAAATTTAGGGTACCTGTTCCTGTTGTTGTACTTGTTTCTTTTACTCGATCATTAAGTCCAAAAGCCATTATGCGACCTCTCTGTCATCTACGTCTGTCCATACATTATTAGCAGAATCATCGACATCTGTCCACGTATTAGTATTACTGTCATCTACAACGGTCCATGAATTATTAACTCCCGGTATGACTGGAGACCATGCTATGACACCGACACCTGTTTGAGCAACTGTGAGACCTATGCCAGTAGGCGTAACAAGAGCAGATGCAGTTGTCGTGACACTACCTTGAGCAGAAGTAATCGCTTGACCTGTAACAGGAACATCGGCTCCTGCTTGACCTTCAGCCTGACCTTGAACAACGGTGAGTGCTATTCCTGTAGGTGTAACTAAAGCCGAACCAGTGACATTTTCATCACCGATTGATGTGGTTAAAGATTCTCCTGTGACAGATACAGTGGCAGATCCTGTAACAGTCTCTGTTCCTAAAGCTGTTGTTAAAGCGATACCTGTTGGTGTGGCTAATGCTGAACCAGAAACAACTTCATCACCAATTGCTGTAGATAAACTTTGACCTGATACTGATACGATTGCAGATCCTGATACAACAGGAGTACCAATAGATGTTTCGACTAATGCTTCCGCACCAACAACAATTGTAGTTTGTCCACCAGCAACAATGCTGTAAGGACCGATTGCTGTGGTCATAGACTGACCAGTGACAGCAACTCCTACGTTTGGAATTACTACACTACCAATGTTTGTGGATAAGGATTGACCAGTAACAGGAGCGTTTGCACCTATACTTATAGTAGCATCTCCGATAGCAGAAGATAAAGCAATACCAGTTACAGATACAGTTGCACCTGCACTAGCTGTGCTTGTTCCTACGGCTGTGGATAATGCTATGCCCGAAAGGGCAACGACTTCACTTTTGCTCCCTTGAGCACTAAATGAATCTTCAGCAAAGGTTGTAGTTCCAAAAAACATAGTTGTATCTTAGCCCAACTACAACAAAAGCTAAATACTTATATTAAGATATTCTTAATATAGCGTTAGATGAATCTGCTGTTGGGAACTGAATTGTAAATGTACCTGATGTTGAAGTTTTTACTGCACCAAAATCTAAAACCATTACCGCTGCATTTGTGTTAGTAGTTGCAGAAGTGTTTGAATTGTAAATTACAGCAGCTTGTGCTGAAATTGTTGCACTTGTAAAACTTAAGTCAGCAAAATCAATAAATGCTGTTGCACCAGATCCTGAAGCACCTTGATTAGTTAATGCTCCACCACCAGCAGCATAGGAGCCTGAAGCACTAACTTCATTACCTGTAATATATGCAGTAGTAGTAGCACCAAGGGTTGCAGAGTCTGTATACAAAGCAAGTTTAAATGCGTCTCCACCAGATGAACGAAAATCATGTTCGCCTTCTAATAGTTCTACTTTAAAACTATTGCAGACTGCTTGTGTAATTGCCATCTTTAGTTACCTCCGGGATCTACTGACTTAAGAGGAATACGGAGGACCCCATCTGAGTATTCATCTCTTCTTTTTCTGCCCATCTGCGTTTGTGCTAAAAATTGCACTGCTTGAGCATACTTTTGATCGTATAATTGCACATATGTAGGATTTTTCAAGTAGGAAAAAGCCTCAACAACTGTGCCATAAATTAAAACTTCGGGTGCGTTATTAGATAAATAAGTTGTGGTGTTTGTGCTTGATAACCTATCAGGTGTTTTATTATACCATAACTCAATTTCAAAAGCTGCGTTAGGAGTGGGAGCTACAATAAGTGTATTTTGATCCCAGTTAGCGTAATATTTAGGAGTGCCTGTATCTGATCTATCAACATTATATTCATCAATAAATGTTGTATCTTTTTGTTCTAGCCAAGTTCTATCTCCAGTAATTTGATCTTTTATCTGAACTCCTCTTTCAAAAGCAAAGTCATCTGGCATTGTGATAAAAGGACTTCCTATTGTGAAGCTAGAAAACTGAAATTTTCTAAAAGCATCTAAATCTAATTCTCTTTGAACTTTGTTTTCTACATTTACGAGAAATGTATTGATAAGAGAATCAGTTAAAACCTCTGATCCTACTTCGGCGTAGTCTCTTACATTAGATAAAAGTTCAGAATAATTCATGATGTGCTCACAGTTACATTACCAACTTTCGTAGCAATTAGCAACTTCCTGATTTCTGTTGAAGGTTGCATGCCATTGGATTCAAAACTACTGTCTCCTGGAGCTCCTACAAATACAACAACTGCTTGAGGTACATCTGGCCTTGGATTTTTTAAAGCTTCAGGGTCAGGTGCGTGATAAGGAGGATCTAATTGAGGATGTTTCGGTTCATAACATTCAGGACAAACTAATAACCCGTTCCATTCTTTTCGTAAATCTAAATAATCATATTGTTGTCCGCATCTATCACAAATAGCTTGTGAATATTTTCCAACTGCGAAAGCCATGATTAGGTCCTAAAATAATTTTGTGGTACCAAATGAACAGATGTTCTTTGCCCGTCTTCTGTTAGTGCTCTTTGTAATTCATCTTCATAATAAAGTTTCATTTCTTGAACTCTACCTGGGCTATGTTTTTGAGCAAGATAGAAAGATAAACCTGAAACCATACAAGGTAAAAACCTGTAAGGAGCATCAGGTGTTTTGGTGTAAGGACCTGCATCTTCAATCCTGGCTACATAAAAATAATTGATTTGAGTATCTGTTGTATCAGGAGTTAAATATAAATTAATTTGAACATTAGATAAATTTCTTCTTACATAATATTGTGAAGGTGTACCTGTAGAACTTTTATTCGGAATAGCTTGATACTCTGATCTTGAAATTTTCGTCATGGTAGTATCTGTGCTACCATTTCTAAAAACTGCTTCTAAGACATCACTGCAATCAGCGGGAGCAGTATAAGTTGTAGTGGTGGCCACCAGATTTTGAGTATGATTTGTCACCTTCCAAAGATGAACTCCTCTGTTGCCCCATTCAGACAATAGAAGATTCAAACTTCTTCTAGCCGACTTAATATCATAACCTGTTCTTGTTTGCTTACCGATTCTTTCAAAAGATTCTTCTATGACGTCATCAATATTCAAATCAAAATTTGTTGTACCTGAAGTAGCCATACTAAATTACTTTTTCTTCATCATTCCGCCACCACGCTTCTTCATGATAGCCATTCCACCGCCACGCTTCTTCATGACTTGTTTTTTCTTAGCCATGCCTCCGCCTCGTTTTTTGATTACTTGTTTCTTTTTCATCATGGTAATTACCTCTTCTTATTTAGTTGTTCGTACGTACGTTGCCTTTCAGCCACTACTTCCTCGTAGTAGTCCTTAGGCCATTTCTCATAATAGCCTATCTTATGCAGTTTGCAACTTGCATCATAGAGTTGTTTAAACTTTTGTATAAGCATCATAGAATACTCTAAATCAGAGTGTTCTACAGGTTCTTCTGTAGGATCACATAAAAACTCTTGTCCATCAGGATCTGCGGGAGTTTCAGGATGAAAACCCATAAAATAGACATCTCGTCTATTGTAGGTTTTATTATAAAAATCTATCTTATCTTGAAATTGTTCAGGGGTATATTGTTCAAAAAAGGGATCACAATAAATAATAATATCGTGTTGTTTTTTATCCCAAGACTTAATTACATCAGTTAGTTGTTTCTCGTATTTAGATTTATCCATACGAACTTCAATTCTGACTTTATTATCTTTTCTCCACTTAGCTGCAAAGGGACATGCGGGAAAACCGATATGTTTGTTCATTGGTTCTAAGACAGTCTTAGACCAATTAATTACATCAAGCTTTATTTTTTCTGCTTGTTTTCTTCTTGACAATTGTCTTGACCATTGTTGGCTTACCGCCAGGATTTCCTGCTTTTTGTTTTCTACTAACTGCTGATCGTCTTTGACCTTTAGACATGGCTCTCGCTTTAGCTATAGGCACGCACTTAGGATACTTTGATCTTTTCTCTCCACCGCTACGACCACATTTAGGAAAAGAACCATCTTTTCTTGGATTAGCTATATCAACCCAATTTTCCTTAACCCAAGCTCTAAGACCTTTTTTTGCCATTACAATTTCTTAGTAACTTTTCTTCTATTTTCCATAACGCCACCACAACCTTTTGCGATACCACCTTGTTTAAAATTAGAAACTTTTTTTCTTTCTTGTGAAATTTGATTAATCATACCGCCATCAGCTTTTTTCTTAGCACCTTTTTTACCTCCTGGAGTAATCTTTCCAGAGCAAACAGCACTCGCATACATATTTGCATATGCGCTAGGGTAAACTTTAAATTTACGCTTTGCGGCGGCTTTTCCTCTTGGACACAGTTTTCCCATTTTTCTTTTTACTCCTCACTCCCGGTTTCATTATTTGTTGCCTCATCTGAGACCTGCTGATCGTCATGCACGCACCTCGGACACTCGCACATACAGGGAGTGCCTAGAGTACAGTGACAGGGACATCCGCATATCTGACATTGTTTCATTAATACTCATTATAGTTCTTAATTAGAAACTCTTCCATCCAGCTCATTTTCTCGTCAATAGCTAGAATTTGTGTTTTTATCACAGCAATGTCCTGTTGCATTTCTGCAACACTATCTGCTTTCTTTTCAACCGCATTTAAACGTTCTGACCACATACCCCATGTCATGGCTAATGTGCCAAACAACACGAGATAGGGTAATACTGTTCTTATTTCTAGTTTCATCTACCTAAAACACATTCGCCGTTACATGAACACATAATGATCTCCTATTTTGTTTTTGCGGACATACCGCTTAAAGGATTATTTAAAGCCTTATTTATCTGTAAGTCAAGGCTTTCTTCTATTAGCTTTAGCTCATCAAATATTTCTCTTGTATCGGCTTTTTGTCTATCTTCCACGTCATTCACAATTTCGGTTATGTGTCGGATATCTCCAGATTGTTGACGTAGATCAGCCTTCATATCTGAACGCATATCACGTGCCACATCAGATATTATGGTTATTTCTTGTAATATCATATCTATCTCTGACTTTAAGACAGCGAGTTGTTCGTCATAGTGAGATAAATCAGGAGCAGTATATTCTAGTATTTTACCTTTCATGTCTTGAT